TCTTCACAAATCGATACCGACACATACACATACGTCCGCAGGCACATCGATAACGGATGCGTCGGTGGCTGTGGCGTCATACAACAAATAAAAACAGTCTAAATATATATCAGAATGTATGGTAATATACAAACCATGCAGAGCACGTTACAATTCATCGCTGGACAATTGAAAAAACCGAGAGAACGCTTCGAGACGATATTGGAACCACTTCAAGCGCTCCTTCAAATCGGATTTCTCGCGTTTTATCCGATTGGAAGTAAATTAGCGATTCACAATAATATACTTACGGTTCAGGGTCCGGGATATACGCAACATGTGCGCCGTTGGTATAATAACGACAAAAAAGAGGATGTGTTTTATTTGTATAATGTATTCTCTCGTTTTAATAAATTCTATAAGACGGTGCTTTCGAGTGGAGGAGCCGGAATGGGTGAAAATGCGGCATTATTCACACTCCTTAATGAACTTGCGAAAACGGGTATCAATAACCTTATTCGGACGTATAACCAGACGGATAAAATCCATATTCTTCATACACTTCAAATGTATAAGGGGATGCTGGACAATCCTGAATTGGTGCGCCGACTTGCCAAAACCGACGACGGGAGCGGAGGAGGAGGCGGAGGCGGTGCCAACATCGATGCGGACGCCGACGTAGATGGCAATGGCGAACCCGACTTACCGAGACAATATCCTTTGAAGATCCGTTCTCCAACTTCGTCACCGCTATTACGTCCGATTGCGCCAGGTCCTGCGATGAATGTCCCTATTGATAGTTTGGTTGATACGAATGTAGACATTATATTCGTGAAAATAACGGATTTGTATTCACAAGAGGATTATACGATTATTTATCATACACTTCTTAAAATCCAAAATGACGCACAATATTATATGAATTATATTGAAGGATTGAATAAAATCCTGGAACCGGTAAATATTCGCATCAAAAAATGGATTGATGACAATATTGTGTTCTAAAGCAGACGTGCTCCCGTGCGCCCGACACAAGTGTCAGGTCTAGTCCATTTCCAACTTCACCCAACACGGAATATAAGGCGCATTCGATAATTCGCCTTTTATTTTACGAGAGAATTCCGGGAATGGAATTTTGATTTTTGCGTCTTCGCCCGTTTTCACAAACTGGTTTAGTTGTTTATATAATTCGCGAATTGCCGGATAAGAAACATTCATCTGTAGTTCTGTGAGTCTATCAATAATCGGTCGAACTTGTTCTCGCCGTTGTTGTTGTGTTCGTTCTGTCTGGAATGGAACTGTATTCGCATCAGCACTCTGTGCGTATTGTTTCTTCTTTAAGTTCCGTTTCCAGTGCTTTCCTTTGCCATATCGGGTATTATCAGCGGAGGTGTCGGCGGCGGTGGTGGTATCGGCGATATCGGTGGAGGCGGCGGTGGTGGCCGATGCCTCAATATGAATATCAACCAGGTCTTCCGGTATTAGTATGGATTCTTGACGTAAATTATCTTCGAATGACTTTGGCTCATGGAGAGGTGGCAGTGGCGTGAGCATAGGTAGTAACAGCGGAGAAGAACTTGCGTCTCTCGTCGCAGATGCGCTTATATCCATTGATATCGTTGTTCCCATTTATTACAATAAGATACAATAAAGTAAATATTTATACCTATTTTATTGTTATAAACCGATGCCTAAAACACAACGTCAAAATCGTCATTATACATTTTATCGCTCTTCTTGATTTCGATGACATCATGAAAGGTCTTACTTCGCATAAGAGGAACATTTGTTCGTATCTTCAGGTTAAGATGGGGATTCGTGAGGACTTGGACAAGGATTTCGCGAAAATTCGCATACTGACGGTTTTGAATCGCATAATATGTATAAAAATTCAGAAATGAGCTCTCTCGAACATGTTCGTTACTCGTGCCGTCATATACATCGCGGTGATACTTATTGAGCGCATCTTCACATATAGCAATACCAGTTACATCCGCTAAATTTTCTGATAACGAGAGATTTCCGTCAATTACAAATCCATCCTTTCTAGATACTTCTTCGTATTGACGACGTATTGCCGCGATTTTACGTTCATATGTAGTAATATCATCTTTACTCCACCAGTTTTTTATGACGCCTTTATGATTGTATATCCTTGAAGTAACATGGAGTGCGTGAGAGATTTCATGTCCAAATGTAAAACCAACCGACGCAAGGTCGTATTCATAACCGCGCCCAAACTGGACATTCATACTATGCATATATGCTGTCGGAATATAGATACGGTTAGAGTTTGGTGTATAATACGCATTTACAACGAAGGATTGATACCCAACAAGTTTCATCGTTCCCCAATTCATAATATCGAGGTCTTCTGATGATAATTTCGCATGAGATGTCACAGCGTGATATTTCGCTATATATTCTGTCCGCTGGATGCTACGTTTGAGTAGATTTCCCCATGCGTCTTTCGGGTCATAATCCAGATTTGTAGGGTCGGTTGCTGAGAGATTGACCTCTCCGATACACAGTTTTATAGCGTTCAACTTTTTAAGCGCTCCTTTTTTGGTATATGCCGACATCCATGTGTTTTTGTGAATACGGTCTTTATAACAATCCAACATCGTATTTCCAATCTCTCGAACCTTCGCAATCATTTCTTCATTTTTGTAGCGCTTTGTGAATTCTTGCGTCATCGTCTTGGGGAACGCATATGCAAGTCCAATAATCGGAAAATATTCTCTCGGAAAATGTGTCTCTTTTCCGCGAATAAGCGTATCGTTGAAATCAAGGTAAATATCTCGCCACTTGTCATGAAAACATATGAGTTGGCGCAAATAAATGAAATACCAAAAGCTCTTCCATTTATCTGACGCCCATTCCTTTTTAAGTAGTATCATTACCGTATTCAAATACCCGACTTGGTTGGCGATGAAATAGGGTGGAACACCGTGAGAACCATCGCCGATTTCGTATCCAATCCATTTGACCATCTCTCGCCAATCTAAACCAGTAAGACACATCGCATCTTGGGCGAGAACCCGTGTTGACCCCCGAATATTATTTTTATAGTGTGGAAGTTTCAGACGTTGGTCTGTATCACTAGCGGCATCGGTGCCTGTTTCACAATTACAGTTCCGGTGTTTCATCTTCTTTATAGGAACACCTGAGAGATGAGGCGGTTTGTCTCGTTTATTAGACGACTTGTATATATCCGCATACTTATCATCAAATCTCGGGTCTATCACATTCATACATGAAAGTAACGCACATTCAATGTCATATACATCCTGGACCTTGATATTATGAGTAGTTTCATAATCTCGCCCAAGACATTTGGTGAATACATCCCCAATAAAACGCAGAAATGCGGCCGTAATACGTTTCTTGTATTTAATATACTCAATCGTTTTCGTTTCTGGTCCGCCGTTGTCGTTGCCGTTGTCGCCACCCCCGAGTTGCTGTTCCTCACGAATAACAGTAGTATTACTTGTATTCAAGCGCACACCTCGCATTTGTTTTTCGACTATCGAATCACTCAAATAAAATCGGTAATCATACAACGACAGTGATGGAGAACCCACGTGCGCAGATAATTTTCCAGGTATGTATTCGTCTGGATATATAGACCATACAACCGGCAGCGCCCATTTTATCATTTCATTTTGATTCATTACCCCAAGAAATTTATATAGATTATTTTCTCTCGTGAGTTCGTTATATAATTTACAAAATTCAGAGATATGACGAAGAATAGGTTCGGGATGTAGGTCTCGAAAAGATGCCGCTATATTTTTCATTTGTTGAGAAATTAGATACTTGCTGTTGTCGCGCGTGTATTCGCGCACCATCGTAAGCACATTTTTATACATTTCATCTTGTATTAATTTGAAAGTGTCTAAAGGGCGAATGTATTTCAATTCTCTCGGTAGTGTCTTTGGAACTTCATTTATCCATTTCTGATTGGCCCATAAATAAAAGTTGTTTTTGCGTAAATCGGTGTTTTTGTTATTTCGGTGGGTGTGTTTATTACGATGATAACGACGTATTTTATGACGACGCGTTTTCATATGTATTCCCGCCATTTCACGAATGTATAGATACTTCAACTATATATACGTGAGAATAAACTTCAAATATCCAGTCGTCCAGTCGTCCAGTCGTCCAGTCGTCCAGTCGTCCATTCCATTAGCACTTCAAATGAGGCCGCTTCACTGCTCGGTTGTATAGGTTACAATCAGGTTTGAATATCTTGCTTTTGATGAAATAAGGCGCGCCCATCGAATCTCCATGATATTGCCCAGCATTTCCTGCTGCAACACCATACGCCGACTTGAATGAAGCACCGTTCTTTGTTATAGTATCAAGCTTCAATCTCTCAAGTCGAGTTCCGGCCGACACCGCACCCTGAACACCGTATTTCGTATTATTCGGTTTATGGATCACAGTTGTTCGACATTTATTACGGTCGGCGGCGTTCGGATATATTCTCTCAGCATTGCCACAATTCGTTGAATAATATACCTGCGAACCAGTCTTAGAGTCGCTCGGATTGGCGGGTGTTCCATCGGGAAGGACGTACTGATTAACTGTCCCTGACATCTTCGAAAAGGTCTGCTGCTGCTGATATGTCCGACATCTCGCCTGAAGATAAGACGCAGTATTGGTATGATATGCGCGACTAACATTCGTATTTCCGCTTCGAATGATACGTTTTTTCGGGTTGAATGAGAGATTCTTCGTTTCGTAAATACCAGTATTGATTTGATATGACCCTGGCTGTCCTAGAACACCCACCTGTTTATAACCGGGATTCTGTATAATTTCATCTGGCATACATTCACGCAAGAAGGGACGGGCGATGTCCTCAACGAGGTAGTTCTGCTTTGACGCTACACGGGAATCACAGCCACAAGCGGTCCCTCTAAAAATGATACCACCGGGGCGGTCGATAAATCCGATAGTGGGACGAGATTTATTTGTGGAAGACGGCATGAGGCTTTTACGCCAGTGCTTCATAGGTCTTGGTTTGAAACTGGAACGTTTGATTACATTCTTAGTTTGAGGGAAATCGCAACATTTGATATCTCGGCCGAAATCATTAGACGGGTTTCCTGCTGTGGATGGACCATTTTCCGCTGGACGTGTGAATCCGGGAAATACACTTCGTGTAGTGGATTGTTTGGTGGAACGAATCGCGACCTTAATCGTTCTAAAATTAAGTGGCCATGAAACAAAATTATTGTTCATTTTATGTATTCGTATATATCAAGTAGATAGTTTAATTTAGATAATATAATGTTGGAATACATTCAGTTTTATACGAAAAATCTCTCGAACTTCGCAATATTACTTATTATTGGTGTAAGCATTGCGATATTGGATATTACTTTACGTAACGTTGTCCGGGATGTATATCTAAATGTTCGAGAGAATATGAAGCTACGGCATGGCAGCGGGCATGAAGGTATGGAAAATAAGGACACGACGAAAGGCGCAAAGGATACGACGAAAGGTGCGAAGGACGAACCCAGTAAAGAAGATGATGAAAGTTGTCCCAAGGATTGTACAGCAGTTGAAGCCTTACGAACAAAACTAAAAGGGTTGATTGAAAACGCATCTAAACTTCAAAAAGACATTCAGGCGAATAATGAAATTATTAAGAGCCAACATAAAACAATTGAAGGAATGCAGAAAAGTATCCAGAAATTGATTGAAAAATCAAAGTAATATCGAGCCGATGGAATAAAATAATAATGAAATGTAAAGGACGCGCCGTATGATAATTCATAACGCATTTGAACATATAGATAGGGATATAGATACGGATATGGATATCAATATATTTAGGTCAAACGTATCACAGTTCGTCAATGATACAGATACCCATCCAATTGTTAAATATAAGGCATTTATCTTCGCATTCTTACTTATTGTTTCAGGGTTGTTGATATTATTATTATTCAATCATGATAAGATACTCGGTCATAACTTCTGGAGGCATTTGTTTATCCCTGTATCCGAATTGAGAGACAAATATCGAGCAGGGGCCATGACGTATGCCGACGACACCACCGATGCTGATGCGGCTGATATCTTTGGATATGACTATACATATCGTAATACAGATGCTGCTATTTTCCGTGAAGCAATTGAAGGAATGACAACGACAAAAGATGGAAAGGCTACTACAAAATCAGGAGAATTCGTAAGCGCTGATACGGAAAGTGCGGAAAAGAAAAAGAAAACACCATGCGCGACAGATTGTAGCCAGTATGTCGAACTAAAAGGAAAAATAAACGACCTCTCAAAATACGTGAATGCGGTGAAAGACCAAAAAGATGAAATTAAACAAACCTCGGATAAATTACAAGCATTAGGAAAACAAATTGAAGACTTGAATAAGTCACTTTCCCCAGGCGGACAGGTGAAAATAACCATGTAATTCTCATGTAACACGAGAATAATTTAATCTCAATATTAAGTAGTAGTATAATGTCATCATTAATAGGTCCGTCGTATGACTACTGGAAAAGTATAAAACAACCCTCTGAAATGGGTATGTCGCCCGGGTTTTCTCTTAATGCACTCGCCACGAATGTCGACGGTCTTCTTTCTTATGTGGAAGTTCTCATTTCAGGAACAGGCAACGCAAGTGTAACTGGGCAACCATTAGGGAATAAGTTCTTCTTGAAGACGACCGGTAAATGCAGTGAAACATCTATTGAAAAATGGAAAAAAGAGCGTGATGAAGATGTGGCTTGGGATAAAGCATATGAAGAGGTCGATAATAAAGAAGGCGCCAAACAAATAACAGAAGACGAAGCCACAAAGCTGAAAAATGCGCTTAACGAACAAAAGAAACAAAGGGATGAATCCCGTGAAAAAGAAAAGAAACTTGTGGATCGCTGGATTTATGTGAATAATATTCCTGATGGTTCTATTCCATTTATTGCAAGCGGCGCTGATGGACGCACTTTTAATGACCTCCGTGGTCTTATTCCTGGCGCACTCGGAAATTTAGGTGCGCTTAATCCAGTTCAGTTGTTCAACGGATTTACCGCAGGCACTTACCCACCATGTTCTGAAATCACACTTCAGACGGTCGATAATGACAATGTTAAACGTAGTGAAACACATCATGTTGCGTTGGTAGAAATGGTAGAAATGAATCCGTGTATGTTTCCCAGCCGCGTCAATCCAGCATCCGGAAAATCTTGTAGAAATAGTGAAGGTTTTGACGGTATGCTCACGCCCGGTAATACTAAAGAAAAAACACCAGATATATATAATCAACAGTATTCGCTTGTCTCTGAAAAAGGCGAATCGATTGGAATTTACGAAATGGGAAGTTTAGCCGGTTCTTCTGGAGTTGCATATCAAACATCGCAAAGAAGTCCTTTAAGTTATAATATTGACCTACCGAAATCATCGCCGATGACAGAATTAACATTCAGTAAATTCCGACGTCATGATGGGGGGGTTATGGAAGGTGGCGAAAACACAAAGATTAACGCGAGAGAAGTGATACATCTACATAATGCGAATGTATCATCATTTTATAATAAACCAGTGTCTTCAGATTCTGGAAGAACCGGAGGTGGCGGCCGCACTGGCAGTCATACCGACGGCGAAGAACAATCACGATTATCGTATTATGATGAACTTATACAACAATTGTCAAAAATACTTGAAACCCGTGGAAGTGGTAGTGGCGAAGACCTATCTGATATTAGTGGAGATACATTATCACAGGTTTATCACTACGGTATAACTGCTGTGCTTTTGTATCTTCTTTATAGAATTTTATATGTAAAACGAAAGTAATCATTATGAATACACTCGCAGTAGAGAGTTTATGTATTCATAATGGATGAATTATAATAGCGCGCTTACTTTACTAATGTGATGTGCGTAAGGTTTGGTGGCGGTTACGTCGTTTATGATGGCGGTGCGTTTTAGCCTTCTTATTCACAGATTGTATGTAATGGTTACGACCACCGTTGAATGAATTTGGTTGCGTTTTAGTTGTATCTACATCAGACGCCTGACCCATTGGTGACGGTTCTGCGATTTTATTCACAGGTATTTCAGGTATTGAGGATACTGAATTATCTTCTTCAACAGAATCAGAGTCTGAACCTGACATAGAATCTGAACCTGAACCTGAATTAGATTGAACGTCAAGGCCCGCATCGGATGGAGGTAGAGGCAACGGCGACGGTGTATTCATATCAATG